GGTATTTCACTAAGCCGTACGACCTCCCTTTTGTGGTTTTGTCTGTTTGTCGACTTTTTGTGTTGGTGGTGAGTGTTGTGCAGCCTGAGCTTCCTGATAGTCGTGATTGGTGTGGGGAGACGCGTCGTTGGTGGCGTGTGTGGGGTGAGGATCCGCGTGCCGGGTTTGTGTCTGATGAGGAGTGGCTGTTTCTCATGGATGCTGCGGTGATTCATGATTGTGTGTGGCGTGAGGGTCGTGCGGATTTGGTGGCTTCGCTTCGTGCTCATGTGAAGGCTTTTATGGGCATGTTGGATCGTTATTCGGTTGATGTGGTGTCTGGTGGCCGTGGTGGGGGTTCTGCGGTGGCGATGATTGACCGGTATAGGAAGCGCAGGGGGGCCTGATTAGGTGTCTGGTGTTGTGGGTTCTCAGGTTCCTCGTCACCGGGTTGCGGCGGCGTATTCGGTGTCTGCGGGGGGTGATGCTGGGGAGTTGGGTCGTGCGTATGGGTTGACGCCTGATCCGTGGCAGCAGCAGGTGTTGGATGATTGGCTTGCTGTGGGTGGTAATGGCAGGCTTGCTTCGGGTGTGTGTGGGGTGTTTGTGCCTCGCCAGAATGGCAAGAATGCTATTTTGGAGATTGTGGAGTTGTTTAAGGCGACTATTCAGGGTCGCCGTATTTTGCATACGGCTCACGAGTTGAAGTCGGCTCGTAAGGCGTTTATGCGGTTGAGGTCGTTTTTTGAGAATGAGCGGCAGTTTCCTGACTTGTATCGTATGGTGAAGTCGATTCGTGCGACGAATGGTCAGGAGGCTATTGTGTTGCATCATCCGGATTGTGCCACGTTTGAGCGTAAGTGTGGTTGTCCGGGTTGGGGTTCGGTTGAGTTTGTGGCCCGTTCTCGGGGTTCTGCTCGCGGGTTTACGGTTGATGATTTGGTGTGTGATGAGGCTCAGGAGTTGTCGGATGAGCAGTTGGAGGCTTTGCTTCCTACGGTAAGTGCTGCCCCGTCTGGTGATCCGCAGCAGATTTTCCTTGGCACGCCGCCTGGGCCGCTAGCGGACGGTAGCGTGGTGTTGCGTTTGCGCGGGCAGGCTTTGTCGGGTGGTAAAAGGTTTGCGTGGACGGAGTTTTCGATTCCTGACGAGTCTGATCCGGATGATGTGTCGCGGCAGTGGCGGAAGTTGGCTGGTGACACTAATCCGGCGTTGGGTCGTCGTCTGAATTTTGGGACCGTAAGCGATGAGCATGAGTCGATGTCTGCTGCCGGGTTTGCTCGGGAGCGGCTTGGCTGGTGGGATCGTGGACAGTCTGCTACGTCTGTGGTTCCTGCGGATAAGTGGTCTCAGTCTGCTGTGGTTGAGGCGGCTCTGGTTGGCGGGAAAGTGTTTGGTGTCTCGTTTTCTCGCTCGGGGGATCGTGTCGCGTTGGCGGGTGCCGGCCGGACTGATGCTGGTGTGCATGTTGAGGTGATTGATGGCCTGTCGGGCACGATTGTTGATGGTGTGGGCCAGCTGGCTGACTGGTTGGCGTTGCGTTGGGGTGACACTGAAAAGATTATGGTTGCCGGGTCTGGTGCGGTGTTGTTGCAGAAGGCGTTGACGGATCGTGGTGTTCCGGGCCGTGGCGTGATTGTGGCTGATACTGGTGTGTATGTGGAGGCGTGTCAGGCCTTCCTGGAGGGTGTCAGGTCGGGTGTGGTTTCTCATCCTCGTGCTGATTCTCGCCGTGACATGTTGGATATTGCTGTGAGGTCGGCTGTGCAGAAGAAGAAGGGTTCTGCGTGGGGTTGGGGTTCCTCGTTTAAGGATGGTTCTGAGGTTCCTTTGGAGGCTGTGTCTTTGGCGTATCTTGGTGCGAAGATGGCGAAGGCTAGGCGGCGTGAACGGTCTGGTAGGAAGCGGGTGTCTGTGGTATGAACTCGGATGAGTTGGCGTTGATTGAGGGTATGCATGACCGGATTCGCGGCTTGTCTTCGTGGCATTGCCGTATTGAGGGCTACTATGAGGGTAGTCACCGGGTGGCCGATTTAGGTGTTGCTATTCCTAGGGAGCTGCAAAGGGTGCAGACGGTGGTGTCGTGGCCTTCTATTGCGGTGGATGCTTTGGAGGAGCGTCTGGATTGGCTTGGCTGGACTAATGGTGACGGCTACGGCCTGGATGGTGTGTATGCGGCTAATCGGCTTGCTACCACTTCGTGTGACGCGCACCTTGATGCTTTGATTTTTGGGTTGTCGTTTATTGCGGTGGTTCCTGATGGTGAGGGTGGGGTTGTTGTTCGCCCGCAGTCGCCGAAGAATTGCACCGGTGTTTTTGGTCCTGATGGGCAGCGTTTGGAGGCGGCTCTGGTGGAGCAGCCCACCAAGGATAAGGACGTTATAGAGGCGGAGCTTTTGCTTCCTGATGTGATTGTGCAGTGTGTGTGTCAGGGGGGCCGCTGGGTAGAGGCTGGGCGTATACCGAATGTTTTGGGTGAGGTGCCGTTGGTGCCTTTGGTGAATCGGCGCCGCACATCGCGGGTTGATGGCCGTTCGGAGATTACCCGGTCGATTCGTTCTTACACGGATGAGGCTGTGCGCACATTGTTGGGCCAGTCTGTGAACCGAGATTTCTACGCTTACCCTCAGCGTTGGGTGACGGGTGTTTCGGCGGACGAGTTTTCGCAGCCTGGCTGGGTGATGTCTATGGCGTCGATTTGGGCTGTAGATAAGGATGATGACGGTGACACCCCGAATGTGGGTTCGTTTCCGGTTAACAGTCCTACCCCTTATAGTGACCAGATTCGTTTGCTGGCCCAGTTGATGGCTGGTGAGGCTGCGGTGCCGGAACGCTATTTCGGGTTTATCACGTCTAATCCGCCGTCGGGGGAGGCGCTTGCGGCTGAGGAGTCTCGGCTGGTTAAGCGTGCTGAGCGGAGGCAGACTTCTTTCGGTCTTGGGTGGCTGTCTACTGGGTATCTAGCCGCTAAGGCGCTAGATCCGGGTATTGATCGGGCAGAGTTTTTCGGTGATGTTGGTTTGCGTTGGCGTGATGCTTCCACACCGACTCGGGCGGCTACGGCTGATGCTGTGACGAAGCTGGTTGGTGCCGGTATTCTTCCCGCGGATTCTCGCACGGTTTTGGAGATGTTGGGTTTGGATGATTCGCAGGTTGATGCGGTGATGGATCATCGTGCCACATCGGTGGATCCGTTGGCGGCCCTGGCGGGTGCTATTTCGAAACAGACTAGCGAGTGACTGGCATGGTTGCCGGGGTTGAAACGAGAGAGTTCGCTGCGGCGTTCCAAAAGGATTTGATCCGGTTTGCTGGGAAGTACGCCGGATATTACACTGAATTGGGGCGTTTGTGGCAGGCTGGGCGTATCACTGATGGCCAGTATATGCGTCTGTGTGTGGCTTTGGAGCGTGCCGCCCATGACGGTTCTTCCGGGATGGCTGTAGATTTTGTGTCCGAGTTTCGGCGGATGTGTGGGGCTGAGGTAGGTCGTATCGTGATCGATGATTTCACCCCGGAGGCCGCGTTCGCCCGTACAGCATTCGCTGTGAAAAGAGTGGGCGATAATCCGGATGATGCGAATCATATCGTGAATAGCGTGACGTCTGGTATGGAGCGTGCGGTGATGAATGCGGCCCGGGATACGGTTGAGTGGTCTGCTGGTGCGGAGCATCGGACGTGGCGTAGGGTGACTGATGGTGATCCGTGCGCGTTTTGTGCCATGTTGGCTACTCGTGACGATTACACCACGAAGGAGCGGGCGATTTCTGCCGGGCATGTTGGTAGGCATCGCCGTAAAGGCAAGCGGCCTGTTGGTGCCCGATATCATGATCATTGCGGGTGCACTGTGGTTGAGGTTGTGGGTCCGTGGGAGCGCACCAAGGCTGACCAGCGGTACATGGACATATATCAGAAGGCTCGTGAACGATGCGCGGAGAAGGGTCTGTCTGAGTCGCCTGTGAATATTTTGGCGATGATGCGTGACATTTCTGACATGCGCTAAACATGGTTTTTCCAGCAGTCACATGGGTTGTTGGTTTTGTGGTTGTCTCCGCAAGGGGTGCTCCACAAAAAGTGTCAATGTTGTTTATCCGCAAGGAGAAAGAACAAGATGGTTGATCAAAGTGAAATAGGTAACAGCAGCGAGGAGGCCGGAAAGGTTGAGGCTGTTGTCGAAGAGGCTACCGTGAAAGAAGAGTCACAAGGGCAGGGGGCTTCGAAAGAGGAGCCACTAAAGGAGTCCTCGAAGGAGGAGTCTTCTTCTGGCACGGATTGGAAAGCTGAGGCCCGTAAATGGGAGGCTCGTGCTAAAAGTAACTATGCAGAGTTGAGGCAGTTGCGTGAAACGGGTGGCGAGTCGCAGTCGGCTATCGACGAGTTGCGGCAGCGTAACAGTGAGTTGGAGGAGCGTTTCAATGCTCTCACGGTAGAGAATCTGCGTCGAAAGATCGCATCCGAGTATGGTTTGGATGATGAGGCTATCGGTTTCCTTCAGGGTGGCGATGAGGATTCCATTGGTGAGTCTGCTAAGGCTTTGAAGGCTTTGATTGATCGCGGCGAGCATGGTGTTCGTCGTCTTGCAGGGTGCACCCCTGTCAATGATGCAAAGCATCAAGAAAACATTTCTTTTGCTGATGCTTTAGTAACGAATTCGAGGAGATGAATTTAAATGGCTGACAATGTAATTAATACAGGAAAGATTGATCTTCCTGGCTCTTTTGTGAGCATTGTGAAGGATCGTGCTATCGATGCGGGTGTTTTGGCGAAGCTTTCGCCGGAGCAGCCGACCATTTTCGGTCCGGTTAAAGGGGTAACCTTCTCGGGTGTTCCCCGTGCGAAGATTGTGGGCGAGGATGAAAAGAAGCCTTCTGCCGGCGTTAGTATTTCTGGGTTTACGGCCCAGCCTATCAAGGTTGTGACTCAGCAGCGTGTCTCGGATGAGTTCCTGTGGGCCGATAATGATTACCGTATTGGTGTTCTTCAGGATCTTATTTCTCCGGCTCTTGGTGCTTCTATTGGTCGTGCTGTTGACCTGATCGCTTTCCATGGTGTTGATCCCGCCACTGGGTCGCCTGCTACACAGGTTAAGACTGCGCTGGATAAGACGAAGAATACGGTTGATGCAACCGATAGCGCTACGGCTGATCTGATTAAAGCGGTAGGGCTGATTGCGGCTGCAGGTTTGCAGGTTCCTAACGGGGTTGCTTTGGATCCGGCGTTTTCGTTTGCCGTGTCTACTGAGGTGTATCCGAAGGGGTCGCCGCTTGCTGGGCAGCCAATGTACCCGAATGCTGGCCTTTCCGGGCTTGATAGCTGGCGTGGACTGCAAGTCGGTGCCTCGTCTACTGTTTCCGGCGCCCCGGAGATTGCTAATGGCGGCTCGGGTGTTTTGGCTATTGCGGGTGATTTCTCTGCGGTCCATTGGGGTTTCCAGCGTAACTTCCCGATCGAGATCATCGAGTATGGTGATCCGGATCAGACTGGCCGTGACCTGAAGGGCCATAACGAGGTTATGGTTCGTGCCGAGGCTGTGCTGTATGTGGCTATCGAGTCGCTTGATTCGTTTGCTGTTGTGAAGAAGAAGGCTGCCCCGAAGCCTAATCCGCCGGCCGAGAACTGATCTATTTGTTGCGATAATGTTCATGCTGTGTGCAGGGGGTGGTGTTGATGGGTATCATTTTGAAGCCTGAGGATATTGAGCCTTTCGCTGATATTCCTGAGGGGAAGCTTGAGGCGATGATTGCCGATGTGGAGGCTGTGGCTGTCAGTGTCGCCCCCTGTATCGCTAAACCGGATTTCAAATATAGGGATGCCGCTAAGGCTATTCTGCGTAGGGCCCTGTTGCGCTGGAATGATACCGGGGTTTCGGGTCAGGTGCAGTATGAGTCTGCGGGCCCGTTTGCTCAGACTACACGGTCTAATACTCCCACGAATTTGTTGTGGCCTTCTGAGATTGCTGCGTTGAAGAAGTTGTGTGAGGGTGATGGTGGGGCTGGTAAAGCGTTCACTATCACACCCACTATTAATGGTCGATATGCACATTCTGAGGTGTGTTCCACTGTGTGGGGTGAGGGTTGCTCGTGCGGATCTGATATTAACGGCTACGCTGGCCCTTTGTGGGAGATATGATATGACCAGTTTTCCTTACGGTGAAACGGTTGTGATGCTTCAGCCGACTGTTCGTGTCGATGATCTTGGCGACAAGGTGGAAGACTGGTCTAAGCCTGTCGAGACTGTGTTTCATCATGTGGCCGTTTATGCTTCGTTGTCGCAGGAGGATGAGGCCGCTGGGCGTGACTCGGATTATGAGCATTGGTCGATGCTTTTCAAGCAGCCTGTCAAGGGTGCCGGTTATCGTTGCCGGTGGCGTATTCGGGGTGTTGTGTGGGAGGCTGACGGGTCTCCTATGGTGTGGCATCATCCGATGTCTGGTTGGGATGCGGGCACGCAGGTTAAGGTGAAGCGTAAGAAGGGCTGATAGATTGTGGCTCAGGATGTGAATGTGAAGCTGAACTTGCCGGGTATTCGTGAGGTGTTGAAGTCTTCTGGGGTGCAGGCGATGTTGGCTGAGCGTGGCGAGCGTGTCAAGCGTGCGGCCTCGGCGAATGTGGGCGGTAACGCTTTCGATAAGGCCCAGTATCGTGCCGGCTTGTCGTCGGAGGTGCAGGTTCACCGGGTTGAGGCTGTGGCCCGTATTGGCACCACCTATAAGGGTGGGAAGCGTATTGAGGCGAAGCATGGCACGTTGGCTCGTTCGATTGGGGCTGCGTCGTGATCGTTTACGGTGATCCGCGTGTGTGGGCTAAACGCGTGCTCAAGGATGATGGCTGGCTGTCCGATATACCGTGTACTGGGACGGTGCCTGACCAGTTTGAGGGTGACCTTATTTGGTTGGCTCTTGATGGTGGCCCGCAGTTGCATGTTCGTGAGCGAGTGTTTTTGCGGGTGAACGTGTTTTCTGATATGCCTGATCGGGCTATGTCGTTGGCGCGTCGTGTTGAGGCTGTGCTGGCTGATGGTGTGGACGGTGACCCTGTGGTGTACTGTAAACGGTCTACTGGCCCTGATTTGCTGGTTGATGGTGCACGTTTTGATGTGTATTCGCTTTTTGAGCTGATATGTAGGCCTGCGGAGTCTGAATAAGCTTATTGTTTTTGTTTTAATGTAATTGTTTGATATTTAATGGGGGTTGTGATGGCTGCAACACGTAAAGCGTCTAATGTTCGCTCTGCTGTTACGGGTGACGTTTATATTGGTAAAGCTCATGCCGGTGACACTATTGATGGTGTGAAGACGGTTCCTGACGGTCTTACCGCTTTAGGGTATCTGTCTGATGACGGGTTTAAGATTAAGCCTGAGCGTAAAACGGATGATTTGAAGGCTTGGCAGAATGCGGATGTTGTTCGCACTGTGGCTACGGAGTCTTCTATCGAGATTTCTTTCCAGCTGATCGAGTCGAAGAAGGAGGTTATCGAACTGTTTTGGCAGTCGAAGGTTACTGCCGGAGCCGATTCGGGTTCGTTCGATATTTCTCCTGGTGCCACGACGGGTGTTCATGCCCTGTTGATGGATATTGTTGATGGTGATCAGGTTATTCGCTACTATTTCCCTGAGGTTGAGCTTGTCGATCGTGACGAGATTAAGGGCAAGAATGGCGAAGTGTACGGGTATGGTGTGACGTTGAAGGCGTATCCTGCCCAGATTAACCATAAGGGTGATGCGGTGTCTGGTCGGGGGTGGATGACGGCTTTAAAAGCTGATACTCCCCCGGTTCCTCCTTCTCCGAAGCCGGAGCCTCCTAAGCCGCCTAAGCCTGAGCCGGATCCGAATCCGCCGTCTAATAACTGATACACATAGTTTGAGGGATTGTTGATAGATGAGTGACACAGGTTACACGTTGAAGATTGGTGACCGTAGCTGGGTGTTGGCGGATGCGGAGGAAACAGCGCAGGCTGTTCCTGCCCGCGTTTTTCGCCGTGCCGCCAGGATTGCTCAGTCTGGGGAGTCTGCTGATTTCGCTCAGGTTGAGGTGATGTTTTCTATGTTGGAGGCTGCCGCCCCAGTGGATGCTGTGGAGGCTTTGGAGGGGCTTCCTATGGTGCGTGTTGCCGAGATTTTCCGTGAGTGGATGGAATATAAGCCTGAAGGTAAGGGTGCCTCGCTGGGGGAATAGTTTGGCTCCACGGCCTGATTGATGATTATCGTGGGGCCATCGAATACGATTTCCGCACCAAGTTTGGTGTTTCTGTTTATAGTGTTGGTGGCCCGCAGATGTGTTGGGGTGAGGCTGTCCGGCTGGCTGGCGTGTTGTGTACCGATACGTCTAGCCAGTTGGCGGCCCACCTGAATGGTTGGCAGCGCCCGTTTGAGTGGTGCGAGTGGGCTGTGCTGGACATGCTGGATCATTACAGGTCTGCTAATAGTGAGGGGCAGCCGGAGCCTGTGGCGAGGCCTACGGATGAGCGTAGGGCCCGGTTTACGTCTGGGCAGGTGGACGATATTTTGGCGCGTGTTCGTGCCGGTGGCGGGGTGTCTCGCGAGATTAATATTATGGGGTGAATAGTGTATGTCTGGTGAGATTGCTTCCGCATATGTGTCGTTGTATACGAAGATGCCTGGCCTTAAAAGTGATGTTGGTAAACAGCTTTCTGGGGTGATGCCTGCGGAGGGTCAGCGTTCGGGTAGTTTGTTTGCTAAGGGTATGAAGTTGGCGCTTGGTGGTGCGGCGATGGTGGGTGCCATCAATGTTGCTAAGAAGGGCCTCAAGTCGATTTATGATGTGACTATTGGTGGCGGTATTGCTAGGGCGATGGCTATTGATGAGGCTCAGGCTAAACTGACTGGTTTGGGTCACACGTCTTCTGACACGTCTTCGATTATGAATTCGGCTATTGAGGCTGTGACTGGTACGTCGTATGCGTTGGGTGATGCGGCTTCTACTGCGGCGGCGTTGTCTGCTTCGGGTGTGAAGTCTGGCGGGCAGATGACGGATGTGTTGAAGACTGTCGCGGATGTGTCTTATATTTCGGGTAAGTCGTTTCAGGATACGGGCGCTATTTTTACGTCTGTGATGGCTCGCGGTAAGTTGCAGGGCGATGACATGTTGCAGCTTACTATGGCGGGTGTTCCTGTGCTGTCTTTGCTTGCCAGGCAGACGGGTAAAACGTCTGCTGAGGTGTCGCAGATGGTGTCGAAGGGGCAGATTGATTTTAACACGTTTGCGGCTGCGATGAAGCTTGGCATGGGTGGTGCTGCGCAGGCGTCTGGTAAGACGTTTGAGGGCGCTATGAAGAATGTTAAGAGCGCCCTGGGTTATTTGGGTGCTACGGCTATGGCGCCGTTTCTTAACGGCTTGCGGCAGATTTTTGTTGCGTTGAATCCGGTTATTAAGTCTATCACGGAGTCTGTGAAGCCCCTGTTTGCGTCGGTGGATCAGGGGATTCAGCGGATGATGCCGTCTATTTTGGCGTGGATTAACCGGATGCCGGGCATGATCACTCGAATGAATGCACAGATGCGCGCCAAGGTGGAGCAGTTGAAGGGCATTTTTGCGAGAATGCATTTGCCTGTTCCTAAAGTGAATTTGGCTGCCATGTTTGCTGGCGGCACCGCAGTGTTTGGTATTGTTGCTGCCGGTGTGGGGAAGCTTGTTGCGGGGTTTGCCCCGTTGGCGGTGTCGTTGAAGAATTTGTTGCCGTCGTTTGGTGCTTTGAGGGGTGCCGCCGGGGGGCTTGGCGGGGTGTTTCGCGCCTTGGGTGGCCCTGTCGGGATTGTGATCGGCTTGTTTGCTGCCATGTTTGCTACGAACGCCCAGTTCCGTGCCGCGGTGATGCAGCTTGTGGCTGTGGTTGGCCAGGCGTTGGGCCAGATCATGGCCGCTGTGCAGCCGCTGTTGGGTTTGGTTGCTGGTTTGGTGGCACGGTTGGCGCCAGTGTTTGGCCAGATTATCGGTTTGGTTGCCGGGCTAGCTGCGCAGCTTGTGCCTTTGGTTAGTATGCTGGTTGCCCAGCTTGTGCCTGTGATCACGCAGATTATTGGTGCGGTGACGCAGGTTGCTGCCATGTTGCTGCCTGCGCTTATGCCGGTGTTGCAGGCTGTTGTGGCTGTGATACGTCAGGTTGTTGGCGTGGTCATGCAGTTGGTGCCGGTGTTGATGCCTGTGATTCAACAGATTTTGGGTGCTGTCATGTCTGTGCTGCCACCGATTATTGGCCTGATCCGGTCGTTGATACCAGTCATCATGTCTGTTATGCGTGTGGTGGTTCAGGTTGTTGCGGTTGTGATACAGGTGGTGGCCCGTATTCTGGCTGTTGTGGCTCCGATGGTGGCGGCCGTGGTCGGGTTTGTTGCCCGTATTGTTGGTGCTGTCGTGTCGGCTGTGGCCCGTGTTATTGCCGCTGTTGCCCGTGTCATCTCGTGGGTTGTTGCCCATTTTGTGTCTGGTTTGGCGCGTATGGGTTCGGTGGTTCAGGCTGGCTGGAATCATATTAGGGCGTTTACGTCTGCGTTTATTAACGGTTTCAAGTCGATCATTTCTGGCGGCGTGAACGCGGTTGTGGGGTTTTTTGCCCGGCTGGGTTCTTCGGTTGCCTCCCATGTGAGGTCTGGTTTTAACGCGGCTCGTGGCGCTGTTTCTTCTGCGATGAATGCTATCCGGAGTGTTGTGTCTTCGGTGGCGTCCGCTGTTGGCGGATTTTTCGGGTCGATGGCTTCTCGGGTTCGTGGTGCTGCCTCGTCCGGGTTTAACGCTGCGAGGGGTGCGGCTTCTTCTGCTATGCATGCTATGGGCTCGGCTGTGTCTAGTGGTGTGCATAGTGTGATAGGTTTTTTCCGGAATCTGCCCAGCAATATTAGGGGTGCCCTGGGTAACATGGGGTCCTTGTTGGTGTCTGCTGGCCATAATGTTGTTGCCGGTTTGGGTAACGGTATTAAGAATGCTATGAGTGGCCTGTTGGATACGGTGCGTAATATGGGTTCCCAGATTGCGGGTGCTGCGAAGTCTGCTCTGGGTATTCATTCCCCGTCTAGGGTGTTTCGTGACGAGGTTGGCCGGCAGGTTGTTGCCGGTTTGGCTGAGGGTATTACTGGTAATGCTGGTTTGGCGTTGGATGCGATGTCGGGTGTTGCTTCGCAGCTTCCGGATGCTGTTGATGCCCGGTTTGGTGTGCGATCGTCTGTGGGCTCGTTTACCCCGTATGACCGGTATCGGCGTGAGAATGATAAGAGTGTTGTGGTGAATGTGAATGGCCCGACGTATGGTGATCCTGCCGAGTTTGCGAAGCGGATTGAGCGGCAGCAGCGTGACGCTTTGAACGCGTTGGCTTATATGTGAGTAAAGGGGTATGCATGTTTATTCCTGACCCGTCTGATCGTTCTGGTTTGACTGTGACCTGGTCTATGGATCCGCGGTTTGGCGATGAGCGTGTGCTTCATTTGACGGATTATACGGGGTCGTCTCCTGTCATGTTGTTGAATGATTCGTTGCGCGGTTTGGGTGTTCCCGAGGTTGAGCATTTTTCTCAAACTCATGTTGGGGTGCACGGCTCGGAGTGGCGCGGGTTTAATGTGAAGCCTCGCGAGGTGACGCTACCGGTGTTGGTGTCGGGTGTTGACCCGGATCCGGTGGGCGGGTTTCGTGACGGTTTTTTGAAAGCGTATGACGCGTTGTGGTCTGCGTTTCCTCCCGGCGAGGAGGGGGAGTTGTCGGTGAAGACTCCTGCCGGCAAAGAGCGTGTGCTGCGGTGCCGGTTTGATTCGGTGGATGACACGTTTACGGTGGATCCGGTGAATCGTGGCTATGCCCGCTATGTGCTTCATTTGACAGCTTATGACCCGTTTTGGTATGGGGATGAGCAAAAGTTTCGTTTTAGTAACGCAAAGTTGCAGGATTGGTTGGGTGGCGGCCCTGTCGGCAAGGATGGCACGGCGTTTCCTGTGGTGTTAACACCGGGTGTGGGCTCTGGCTGGGATAATCTGTCTAATAAGGGTGATGTGCCTGCGTGGCCTGTGATTCGTGTTGAGGGGCCGTTGGAGTCGTGGTCTGTGCAGATTGATGGTTTGCGTGTGTCTTCGGATTATCCTGTCGAGGAGTATGATTGGATCACTATTGACACGGATCCTCGCCAGCAGTCTGCATTGCTGAACGGGTTTGAGGATGTGATGGATCGTTTGAAGGAGTGGGAGTTTGCGCCTATCCCTCCTGGCGGTTCTCGGAGTGTGAATATTGAGATGGTTGGTTTGGGTGCCATTGTTGTGTCGGTGCAGTACAGGTTTTTGAGGGCTTGGTGAATGGTTGATGGCTGGTCTTGTTCCGCATGTAACATTGTTTACGCCGGATTATCGCCGTGTGGCGCCTATCAATTTTTTTGAGTCGTTGAAGTTGTCGTTGAAGTGGAATGGTTTGTCCACTTTGGAGTTGGTGGTGTCGGGTGATCATTCGAGGCTTGACGGGTTGACTAGGCCGGGTGCACGGCTGGTTGTTGATTATGGTGGTGGCCAGATTTTTTCTGGGCCTGTGCGTCGGGTTCATGGTGTGGGTCCTTGGCGTTCTTCGCGGGTGACTATCACGTGTGAGGATGATATTCGCCTGTTGTGGCGTATGCTGTTGTGGCCTGTGCCTTATCGTTCCAGCATCATTGGGATGGAGTGGCGTGCCAATAGGGATTATGCCCACTATTCGGGTGCGGCGGAGTCGGTCGCTAAGAAGGCGTTGCGGGATAATACTTGGCGTTTTCCGCCTGATATATTTATGGTGAATGATAAGAGTCGTGGCCGCTATATTAAGGATTTTCAGGCGCGGTTTCACGTGTTTGCCGATAAGTTGTTGCCGGTGTTGTCGTGGGCTCGGATGACTGTCACGGTGAACCAGTTTGAGAATGTGAAGCAGGATCAGCGTGGTTTACTGTTTGATTGTGTGCCTGCTGTGACGCGTGACCATGTGTTGACTGCCGAGTCTGGGTCTATTGTGTCGTGGGAGTATGTGCGTGACGCCCCGAAGGCTACGTCGGTGGTTGTGGGTGGCCGCGGCGAGGGCAAAGATCGGCTGTTTTGTGAGGATTTTGACGCGTTGGCCGAGGATGAGTGGTTTGATCGTGTAGAAGTGTTTAAGGATGCCCGTAACACGGATTCTGAACATGTGCATCTTATTGATGAGGCGGAGCGGGTGTTGCAGGAGTCGGGGGCTACGTCGGGGTTTAAGATCGAGTTGGCTGAGTCGGATGTGTTGCGGTTTGGGCCAGGCAATCTGATGCCGGGTGATTTGATCTATGTGGATGTGGGCTCGGGGCCTATTGCGGAGATTGTTCGGCAGATTGATGTGGAGTGTGTATCGCCTGGTGACGGGTGGACGAAGGTGACTCCTATTGCGGGGGATTATGAGGATAATCCGTCGGCCCTGTTGGCTCGCCGTGTAGCTGATTTGGCTGCGGGTGTGCGGGATTTGCAAAAATTTTAGAAAAGAATTGGGGGTTTGTTGTGGGTATTGTGTGCAAGGGTTTTGATGGTGTGTTGACCGAGTATGATTGGGCTCAAATGTCTGGTCTGATGGGTAATATGCCGTCTGTGAAGGGCCCGGACGATTTTCGTGTCGGCACTACTGTTCAGGGTGCCACGGTGTTGTGTGAGGTTTTGCCGGGGCAGGCTTGGGCTCACGGGGTGATGTGCACGTCGAATAGTGTTGAGACGGTGACGGGCCAGCTGCCTGGTCCTGGCGAGACCCGATACGACTATGTTGTCCTGTCTCGGGATTGGGAGCAGAATACGGCCAAGTTGGAGATTGTTCCTGGGGGCCGTGCGGAGCGTGCCCGTGACGTGTTAAGGGCTGAGCCTGGCGTGTTCCATCAGCAGCTACTGGCGACTTTGGTGGTGTCGTCTAACGGGTTGCAGCAGCAGCTGGATCGGCGTGCTATAGCGGCTAGGGTTGCGTTTGGGGAGTCTGCTGCGTGTGATCCGACCCCTGTGGAGGGTGACCGGGTGATGGTTCCTTCGGGGGCTGTGTGGGCTAACCATGCTAACGAGTGGATGTTGTTGTCTCCCAGGATTGAGACGGGCACTAAGCAGATCCAGTTTGGCGGGTCTGCTGTGTATGCTTACACGATCCCGTTTGGCCGCCAGTTCAGTAGTCCGCCGGTTGTGGTGGCGTCTATGGGCACGGCGGCTGGGGGCACGCAGCAGATTGATGTGAAAGCCTACAATATTACTAATAAGGATTTTAGTTTAGCGTTTATTACGAATGATGATTCTAAGCCGAATGGTGTGCCTGCGGTGGCTAACTGGATTGCTGTCGGCGTGTGACTGTACAGGTGTTGTGGTGGATGGTGTGATGTTGGGGGGCTGTGGTGTCGTGGTTTACTCCTGCACTGGTGGCCTCTATTTGTACCGCGTTGGCCACGGTTTTGGGTTCTGTTCAGGCTGTCACATCCCGGTCTAGGAAGCGTTTACGCAGGCTGTCTGCGCAGGTGGATGCGATGGAAGAATACACGTGGGGTGTGCGGCGCGAGGTGCGAAGGTTTAACGCTGGGCTTCCTGACGAGGTGGAGCCGATGCATCTTCCTGATTTGCCCGAGTTTTTGAAGGATACTGTTGATGGTGGAGGTGAGTAGGGTTGAGGGAGTTAGAGGAGGAGAAGCGGCAGCGCCGCTCGTTTGAGAAGGCTTCCCTGATACTGTTGTTCCTGTCGCTTGTGCTGTTGGCGGTGGTTGCTGGGGGTGCTTTACGTTTCGGTGCTGTGGCTTCCCAGCGGGATTCGGAGCAGGCTAAAGCCCAGTCGAATGGTACAGCCGCTAAAGGGTTGGCCAGCCGTGTGCGGCAGGTGTGTGCCTCTGGCGGGCAGGAGTCGGTGCGTCTTCACCGGTCTGGCTTGTGTGTGGATGCTCAGCGTGTTGAGCGTAGCGTGCAGGGTGTGCCGGGTCCTGCTGGTGTGCGCGGCCCGCAAGGGCCTGCAGGGGTTGACGGCCGGGATGGTGTTAATGGTTCTGCTGGGCTGGTTGGCCCTGTTGGTCCGCAGGGTTCCCCGGGTTTGAATGGTGTGAAGGGTCCTGACGGGCTGCCCGGTGCTAACGGCAAGGATGGTGTTGCCGGTGTGAACGGGGCTGATGGCCGGGATGGCGTGCCAGGTAGGGATGGCGCTGATGGCGCTGATGGGGCTGATGGTGGCCGTGGCCCTGTTGGTCCCCCTGGTGTAGCCGGTGCACAGGGTGAGCGTGGCCCTGTTGGGCCTCAGGGGCCGCAGGGTTCTGCCGGTGCCGATGGCAAGGACGGTAAAGATGGTAAGGATGGGCGCTCGGTGGTGTCTGTGTACTGTTCCGGGGGCCGCCTGGTTGTGAAATATAGTGACGGTACGGCCTCTACCATAGCGGGTTCGGTGGCCTGCCAGGGTGTGAAACCATCACCGGTGGTTACCGTATCATCCCACAAGTAAAAGAGGAAGGGTGTTACTAGTGTTGATAGTAGTGTTTGGGGGTGGCGTGTTGTGAGATACATTCCAGCGGCGCATCACTCTGCCGGATCAAATAAGCCGGTGAACCGTGTTGTGATTCACGCGACATGCCCGGATGTGGGGTTTCCGTCTGCTTCCCGTAAGGGGCGGGCGGTGTCCACGGCGAACTATTTTGCTTCCGCATCGTCGGGTGGTTCTGCCCATTATGTGTGTGATATTGGGGAGACGGTGCAGTGCCTGTCCGAGTCTACGATTGGTTGGCATGCCCCGCCGAATCCGCATAGTTTGGGTATAGAGATTTGCGCGGATGGGGGTTCGCACGCCTCGTTCCGTGTGCCGGGGCATGCTTACACGAGGGAGCAGTGGCTGGATCCTAGGGTGTGGCCCGCCGTGGAGAGGGCGGCTGTCCTGTGTCGGCAGTTGTGTGACAAGCATGGTGTTCCGAAAAGGAAACTATCTGTGGCCGATCTAAAAGCGGGTAGGCGGGGCATCTGCGGGCACACTGATGTGACGGATGCGTGGCATCAGTCGGATCATGACGATCCGGGGCCGTGGTTTCCGTGGGACAGGTTTATGGCCGTTGTCAACGGCAAAGATGAGAGTGGGGAGTTAACTGTGGCTGATGTGAAAGCCTTGCATGATCAGATTAAACAATTGTCTGCTCAGCTTACTGGTTCGGTGAATAAGCTGCACCATGATGTTGGTGTGGTTCAGGTACAGAATGGTGATTTGGGTAAACGTGTCGATGCCCTGTCGTGGGTGAAGAATCCGGTGACGGGGAAGCTGTGGCGCACTAAGGATGCTTTGTGGAGCATCTGGTATTACGTGCTGGAGTGTCGCAGCCGCATAGACAGGCTTGAGTCGACTGTCAACGGTTTGAAAAAGTGATGGTGGTTTGTTGTGGGTAAACAGTTTTGGTTAGGTTTACTAGAGCGGGCGGCTAAGACTTTTGTGCAAACGTTTGTTGCTGTGCTTGGGGTGACGGCGGGTGTCACGTATACTGCGGAGTCGTTTCGCGGTTTGCCGTGGGAGTCTGCCCTGATCACAGCTACGGTTGCTGCGGTGTTGTCGGTTGCTACCTCGTTTGGTAGCCCGTCGTTTGTGGCCGGCAAACCTAAAACCATGCCTGTGGATGCTGGGCTTGTTCCACCCGACGATGGGGGCATGGTTGAGCCGCACTCGGTGGATGTGTCGGATCCTGGCATGATCGAGCCGACGGATGATGCGGATCTTGGTGTAGGCTATGTGCCGAGGCGTGCAGCCGAGTCTGAGGTTGGCACGGTAGAGTCTACTGTTGCATAATTGAACATAGATGTGTGCCCCAGCGGTGCTGCCACGATCGTGTGGTGGTTGCCGCTGGGGCACTATTTTTGTATATGCGGTGTGGCTATGATTCGTTGCGGTCGATGGTGTCTTCGAGCATCTGATACAGGTGGAGGCAGGTAGAGATAGTTTCGCTGGCCTGGTCTAGAACGTTCCGGCCGATAACATTTTTGTGGTTGTCGCGGTGGCGGATGATAGCCCACATGATCTCGTCGGCTGCCGCCTGCAATAGTTTGGCCTGGTATGCGATTCCGGCGAGCCAGTCTAGTGCTTCCGGGCTTGCCGGTGTGTCGTCTGGCAGGCCACTATTCTTGCTGTTGTTGTTTGGGTGTCCTGCACTGTCGCAAAACCACAGGATTTCGCTGCACTCGTCTAGCGTGTCCTGGTCGATAGCAAGATCGTCGAGGCTGACTTCGTTAACGGTAAGGTTCACGTTGTCGAGGGAGATGGGTACACCGTACTGGTTTTCGACACTGTCAACAATGTTTTCCAGCTGTTGCATGTTGGTGGGCTGTTGTTGGACGATACGGTGTATCGCTGTGTTGAGGGTGGTGTAGGTGATATTGTGTGTGTTGTTCATGGCTGTTGTCCCATCCCTGTGCTGTCGTCTTGGTAGTATCGACTGTTTGCGTATCCTGTGAGGGTGATGAGTGTTTGGTCTGCCCACTGTTTCACGGTTTGCCGGGTGACTCCGAGTCGCTGGGCGGCTGTGGCGTAGGTTTGATCGTATCCGTAGACTTCCCTGAATGCTGCCAGCCGTGCCAAATGTTTTCGCTGTTTGGATGGTTCACAGGAGAGGGTGTAGTCGTCGATGGCTAGCTGTAAATCGATCATGGAGACGATGTTGTTGCCGTGGTGTTGTGGCGCGGTTGGTGGGGGTGGCATGCCCGGCTCCACACTGGGTTTCCATGGGCCGCCGTTCCAGATCCATTGCGCGGCTTGGATAATGTCGGCTGTGGTGTAGGTCCTGGTCATGTGTCATCCCCTGAACAGGTTGTCGAGGTTGTCTGGGTTGCTGGTGTTGGTGGTGTCGAATCGTCCCACACAGTGGCAGTAGTCGTACATGAGCTTGATAATGTGTTGGTGGTCGCCGAGGTAGGTGTTTCCGCTGATGCTGTAGGTGGCTGTGCCGTCTTTACTGATGGTGTATTTGGCGGTGATGGTTTCGGGTGTTTCGGTGTTGGTGATGATTGCTGTGGTGGTGGCGCCTACGGTTTGTAGCCTGGTGGTTTGGGTGCCGTCGTCGAGGATGGTGGTGACCATGATGATTCTCCTTAGTTGCTGGTTTGGTTGTCGGCTAGATGAATGATGTCGGATAAGGGTTTCGGCTGGTCTAGGTGTTGTATGGTTTTGTTGGCTAGCCGTTTGGCTACCCTGTAGCACATTTTGGTGTAGTGTTTGTTGTCTAGGTTGTGGTATTGTTCCCGCACCGCAATATATAGTAGGGAGTCTTGGTACAGGTCGTCTGCATTGATTGCGGGGTAGTGTGCGGCTGTTTTGGTGCATGCCCGGTTGAGTGTGCGTAGATGATGGTCTGTGGCCCACACCCACGATGCTGTGGTGGCTAGGTCTGCTTTTGTTGGTCGTCGGCTCATGGCATCTCTTTCATCTGGCTATCTGGTAGTTGTTTGGTGTTTTGTTGTTGATAGTGTAGCACACGAGTCCGGGGTTTCCGGTGGTGCCCGTCTTGTGCCGGTACCATGTGGATTCGCCTTCCATGGATGGGCATTGGATGAAGGTGCGTTGTCCTTGCTCGGAGATTTCGAGGTGGTGCCGGTGCCCGGCCATGAGGATGTGGGATGTGGTGCCGTTGTGGAATTCTTGGCCGCGCCACCAATCATAGTGTTTGCCGGTGCGCCATTGGTGGCCGTGGGCGTGCAGTATCCGTGTGCCGGCCACATCGACGGTGGTGGTCATTTCGTCTCGGCTGGGGAAGTGGAAGTGTAGGTTGGGGTAGTTGTTGTTGAGCTGGTAGGCTTCTGCGATGGCGCGGCAGCAGTCCACGTCGAAGGAGTCGTCGTAGGTGGTGACTCCTTTTCCGAAGCGTACGGCTTCTCCGTGGTTGCCGGGGATGGATGTGACCGTAAGGTTGGCGCAGTGGTCGAACATGTGTACGAGTTGCATCATGGCCATGCGGGTGAGCCTGATTTGTTCGGTGAGGGGTGTTTGTGTGCGCCAGGCGTTGTTGCCTCCTTGTGACACGTATCCTTCGATCATGTCGCCGAGGAAGGCGATGTGGACTCGTTGCGGTTTGCCTGCCTGTTGCCAGTAGTGTTTTGCTGCTGTGAGGGAGTGTAGGTAGTCGTCTGCGAAGTGTGCTGTTTCTCCTCCGGGGATGCCTTTGCCGATTTGGAAGTCGCCTGCCCCGATGACGAAGGCCGCATCGCTGCTACTGGTGTGGGTGTTGTCGGCTGGTTTGGGGGGTGTCCATTCGGCTAGTTTATCGACGAGTTCGTCCACAGGGTAGGGGTTTGTTGCGGGTTGGTGGTCGATGATTTTTTGTATGGATCGGCCTGTTTCTCCGTTCGGTAAGGTCCATTCTGAGATGCGTGTGCGGCGTACAGTACCATTGGCTAGATTGTCGTCGATGGTGTCTGCTTCGTTGTTGTGGTTGGCTAGCTGTGTGAGTAGCCGGTCTATATTGTCTATCACTGGGTATCCTCCTCTTCCTCGTGTGTGGTGGTGGCTTGTTTGCGGCGATAGTCTTTAATGACGGTGGCGGAGATGGGGTATCCGGCTTGGGTGAGCTGTTTTGCTAGCCATGAGGCGGGGATAGACCTGTCGGCGAGGACGTCTGCGGCTTTATCACCGTAGCGTTGGATAAGGGTTTCAGTTTTGGTTGCCATGATGTCCTAGGGGTTGTGTGGTGGGCTGCCATCCTGTGCGGCAGTCGCCGTCGTGTCCTGGTTTGCGTGTGCACCATGAGACTTCGCCGGCATTGTGGATGATGGCACGGCCGCATATGACGTCATGTAGGTGTTCGGGAAACTTATCGTTGTTGTTGTCCCCGTACATGTCGATCACGTGTTGGGTTTTAGTAACCATCATGTCTCCTATGTGTGAAAGAGTGTGCAAATACTATGCTGGTGTCATGGATGTTTATGCGGGTATGGTTTTCATCACCTTGCTGAACGTTACTTGGTTACTGTACATCATCTGGGTGATTTCCTGATCCGTTTTGTCGGGGTGCTGTTTTCGCAGGTTTGCCCATTGGCAGGCGTTGTCGGTTTCCTGCTGTAAACGTGTCAGGTGTTGTTCGTTGATGATGTGTTTCCACATGGTCCACGAGACGTCGAGTCGTTTGAGCATGTCGAGGGCTGGCACGTTGAACTGGTCGAGGAAGAGTATTTCCTCCGTGTAGTAGTCTTTTTCGTATTGGTCCCATCCGCTTCGGTGCCTGTTGGGCTGGTTTTTGGGGTAGGCTTCCCGGCAGATTTTGTGCAAACGTTTGGCCATGTCTTTGGGTAGCCTAATGTCGGGGTTGGCGCGGATCATGGATCGCATCCCATCATAGGTGGTGCCCCAGGTGTGCATGATATGTAGTGGGTCCACGCCATCAGCCCATTTTTCTGCACAGATGGCGAGGCGGATACGCCTCCTGGCGGCCTTACTCGTGTCGCGGCGGCCGGGGATGGGGCATGTGTCGAGGGGGTCCATGATGTTTTCTATGCCTTTCTTGGAGTGATGTTTTGTTTGTCTGGTTTTATTGTAGCACTGTGTCTAGTGCTTGTGTCAACCCTGTTTTGCCTGTTTTCAGGTAGGTGTCTGTGACATCCCCGACAGTGAGGGGTACGTGTATGGCTTGGGGGAGTGCCGTCTGGAGGGTTTGTGCCATCTGGTCGCCTGCTTTGTCTGGGTCGGACCAGATGTAGATGCGGTCGTAGCCTTCAAAAAATTTGGTCCAGAAAGTTTGCCACGAGGTGGCCCCGGGTAGGGCTACGGCCGACCATCCGCATTGTTCGAGGATCATGGAGTCGAATTCGCCTTCGCAAATGTGCATTTCGGCTGCCGGGTTGGCCATGGCGGCCATGTTGTAGATGGAGCCTGTGTCCCCTGCCGGGGTTAGATATTTGGGGTGGTTGTGGGTTTTGCAATCATGCTGGAGTGAGCAGCGGAAACGCATTTTTCGTATTTCGGCTGGCTCCCCCCAGACGGGGTACATGTAGGGGATGGTGATGCACTGGTTGTAGTCTTCGTGGCCGGGGATGGGGTCATTGTCGATGTATCCAAGGTGGTGGTAGCGGGCTGTTTCTTCGCTGATGCCTCTTGCCGAGAGCAGGTCGAGTATGTTTTCGAGGTGGGTTTCGTAGAGGGCTGAGGCTTTCTGGATTCGGCGGCGTTCCGCAATGTTGTAGGGTTGTAGTGAGTCGTACATTCGGGTTTTCTTTCTCTAATTGTTGTTTCAGTTTGTGGAGTCCTCCTCCGATGCCGCATGTGTGGCAGTACCATACGCCCTTGTCGAGGTTGATGCTCATGGAGGGCTGGTGGTCGTCGTGGAACGGGCAGAGGATGTGTTGCTCGTTCCTGGACGGATTGTACCGTATCTGGTAGGTGTCGAGGAGGCGGCAGGTGTCAGAGGTGTGGGAGGAGCTCGTTGAGGGTTGATACCACATAGGCTTCGCTCCATGGCTTGTTGCGCTGTTTCATCACTACGAGTCCGATGGTGGAATTGTTTTGTTTGTTTCGGTGTGTTTCGTAGTTGCGTGCCTCCCGGCTGGCTTGTTTCACGAATTCGGCGAGGTGTGCCTGTCCTGCTTTGGCTTCGATCACATAGGTTTTGTGGCCGGTTGTGAGGATGAGGTCGCCTTCATCCTCTTTACCGTTGAGGTGGAGGCGCTCTATATCATAGCCGGTGTCGCGTAGCTGGTGGAGGAGTCGTGTTTCCCATTCGGCTCCGGCCCGACGGTTGCGTGACTGTTGTGTCGACATGATAGTCCTTTGTGGTGTTCGGTCATGTTCCATGGCTGTTTTTCGGCGAGTGGCCCGAAGAATGTGTATTCCGGGTATGCCCTGAGCCGCTCATATTTTGTTCCGTCTGGGCTGGATTTGCCGGTGCGCTGTTTGAGTACGGCGATGCGTGCCTCGGCGGGGATGGTGAGCCCGTTGCCATTATCCTCGCCACCATACAATGATACTCCGAGGATGAGTTGTGGTTTTTCGGAGAGGCCGTTTTTGATTTCCCGCCTAGCCGGGGGGTGTTCGATGTCTGAGCCGGTTTTGTCGGTTGCGTGGTGGGTGACAATAATGGTGGAGCCCGTGTCTCTACCTAATGCTGTGATCCATTGCATGGCTTCTTGCTGGGCCTGATAGTCACTCTCGCAGTCTTGTATGTCCATCAGATTGTCGATAACAATGAGTGGTGGGAAGGTGTTCCACATTTCCATGTAGGCTTGCAGTTCCATGGTGATGTCTGTCCATGTGATGGGTGACTGGAATGAGAATGTGATGTGCGCGCCGTGGTGGATGCTGTCTCGATAGTATTCTGGCCCGTAGTCGTCGATGTTTTGTTGTATCTGGGCGGTGGTGTGTTGGGTGTTGAGTGAGATGATTCGTGTGGAGGCCTCCCAGGGTGTCATGTCCCCTGATATGTAGAGGGCGGGCTGGTTGAGCATCGCTGTGATGAACATGGCTAGCCCGGATTTTTGGCTGCCGGACCGCCCCGCGATCATGACCAAATCCCCTTTGTGAATGTGCATGTCCAGATTGTCATACAAGGGTGCTAGTTGGGGTATGCGGGGCAGTTCGGCGGCTGTTTGGGAGGCTCTCTCGAAGGATCGTTGGAGAGAGAGCATCGGAGCCTTAATCTATCTGTCTATCGGTTGGATGATGTTTTGGTGGTCAGATGGAGTCGATGTCGATGTCAGCATCAGTTGAGGCTGTGGTGTCGTCTAGCTGGCCGTTATCGCGTTTGTCTACGTATTCGGCAACCTTATCGTAGATGGCGTCGTCTAATGGTTTGAGCACGACCGCGTTGAACCCGTTTTTGGTGCGCACGGTGGCGAGTTTGAATGCCTGTTCTTCGCCAAGGTAGGCTTCTAGGTCGCGGATCATGGAGTGTGGGCGGTCGTTGTTGCCGCGGGCTTTATCGATAATGGCGTTGGGGATGGTTTCTGGGGTGCCGTTGTTGAGATCGTCTAGGGTGTGGAAGATTGTGACATCAGCGTAGATGCGATCGGCGACCTGTCCACCGTAGCCTTCGGTGTTGTGCTGGACGTCGTGGATTTTGAAGGCGATGGCGGTGGCGTCCTGGTTTCGGGACGGGTTGAAGAAGGTGCTGTTGCTGTTGTTGCGGTAGTTTGCGAGTCCCATTGTTGTTTCCTTTACTGTTTGTGTTGTTTTGTTTGTTGGTTTGTGTCGGTTTTTATCGGGTGAGGCTGTTTCGTTTGCTGCGGAAAGCCTCAGACACGTCACTGTTACTAGTGATGGTCTTCTTGTACTGTTTGAGGAGGTCGGCTAGCTGTGCCTTGCTTGTGGCATTGTTAATTTTGTCGATGATGGTGTTGTTTCCTTCTGAGGCGATGTTGTCTACGTAGTCTTTGGCGGCCTGATTGTAGCGATCTTGGAGGATGATGGATGCTGTGGCGATCAGTGTTGCCAGGTCCCAGTTCCGTGCCGCGGAGCTGTTTTTGAGTCCGCCTAGCAGGTCGATGATAGTCTTCTTTACCTGGTCGGCGGTGTCTCCGCGGATGACGGTCCATGGGGCGGCGTAGTCTCCTCCGTATTTGAGTGTGACGGTGAATCGGTCGTCGTCTGTGTTGTCGGTCACTGGTGCTCCTTGCCTTCTTTTGTTGGGGCTGTGATGGTGGTTTCTATAGGGTACCTGTAGGCGTCTTTCCCGTTAACAGCCCAGCAGGCGTCCTTGACGGGGCAGCCTTTGCAGAGTGCTGTGACGTGGGGTACGAAGATGCCTTGGCTGATTCCTTTCATTGCTTGACTATACATGGATGATACATGCCGGTAGGTGTTGTTGTCAAGATCGTAGAGTTCGGTGGATGTGCCCTGTTCGACCGATTGCTCGTCTCCCTTGGTGGTGGCGGGTGTCCAAAACATGCCTTTCGTCACATCGTTGCCGTGTTGGGCGAGCATGTACCGGTAGGTGTGCAGCTGCATACTGTCGGCGGGTAGACGGCCGGTTTTGAGGTCCAAAATGAAGGTTTCGCCAGTGTCGGTGTCGGTGAAAACGCGGTCGATGTAGCCAACAATCTGGGTGCCGTCCTGGAGGGTGGTTTCTACCGGGTATTCGATGCCTGGCTGGCCGTCCAGGATTGCGGTGATGTATTCTGGGTGGTTGCGCCTCCATGTTTTCCAGCGGTCTACAAAGGTGGGGCCGTAAACCATCCACCAATTGTAGTCTTTCTTGTGTGGCCCGCCCGACTCGCACATGTTTTTGCACACTCGGCCGGAGGGTTTAATCTCCATACCCTCTGATCGGGTGAGGGCGACTTGGGTGTCGAAAACGTTTTTGAAGGATGAGAGTTTGTCTGGTAGTGCAGGGTATTCGTCGGGATTGTACAGGTGTAGGTCGTATTGTTCGGTGATGTGGTGTATGGCGCTTCCGGCGATGGTGGCATACCAGGTGTGGTGTTGGGTGTGGTAGCCGTGGGATAGGCGCCATTTTTCTCCGCATTCGGCCCACTGTGTGAGTGAACTGTAAGATATGTGGCCTGGATGGTGGATGGTTTTCGGGTATTGTGCTAGAGGCATTACTTGTCGCCTTTGTGGGTGTTCCATGGGTTGCGGGTGTCTACCCCGGCATCGTGTTGCTGGTAGGCGAGGAGTGCGAGGCAGTGCCAGGCAGCATGGGCCAGGTGGGGTAGCCCGGATTCATCATCGAGGTTGTTTCCTTGCTGCCATGATAGCAGGTGCCTGTAGAGGGCGTCGACACTGTGGCTCCACGGGTAGCCGCCGGTCCAGTTGTTGTCGCCGTATTTGGTGGCACCGTAGCCTGCCACGGAGCCGAGGGCGTGCAAGGCTGTAGGGTCGATGAGGGATAGCCTGCAGAGTTTCAATTCTTTTCGGGCACCAGTATCAGGGTCGGTGTACATGCTGGTTGGCTCATCCATGGTGTGTGTGCTCCTTCAGTGTGGGTTACTGGTTGGGGTTGTGGGCGAGTGCTACGGCGAGAATAATGATGGCGAGGGTTTCAGCAATAAGTATGGGTGTTGTGATCATTTGCTGTCTCGGGGATTGTTGGTGAGGGTTGATGCGCCTAGGAGGGTGGTGAGGGCGCATGCGGCAATAATGGCGAGGGCTGCCTTGTGTGGGGTGCCGGTTGCGTACATCCATGTGATGATGGCGCCTTGGATCCAGGCGAGGCTGGTGAAGAACGTTTCGTAGCTGTGTAGCTCAATATTGTTGTTGGGTGTGTTCATGCTTGCTCCTGAAGAATGGTGTTGATGGTTTTATAAATGTTGTACAGGTCGGTTTCAATAGATAACAGTTGGTGGATTTCGTGGTCGAGATCAATGTCTGGGTTGAGGGTGTTGATGCGGGAGGCAATATCGGTGGCTGTGCGTAGTGTGCCGCCGGTGTGGTGAATGATGTGTGCCGTGTCGGCGAGGCCGGTGGTGACAGCGTAGTGGGATAGGAGAGGCATGGCGGGGATGCTCCTTGGCGGGTTACTGTTGCGGGTTGATGTTGAGGTCGGTGACGTGCGGGTGGTCTTCTGTTCCGGTGACGAGGCAGTGGACGGTGACGGGTAGTTTGGATGCGCCGGGCTGTTTCGCGGTTGCGCCGTAGACGATGGAGAAGGTGTCTTTGCCAATAATTTTGTGGAGTTGGAGGTCGATGTCTGGGTTGCCGTTCCAGTTGACACCGTGTGCGGCGGCTTGCTGTTCGGCTTTGCGGTTGCAGGTGTGTGCCGCGGTGATCATGGTGAGACCTTGTGAGGTTTCTTCACCCCTTGCTTGGGCTTGCTTGTGGGCTTTCTGCTGTTCGGCTCGCAGTGACTGTTCTGCGGCTGCCTGCCGTGCTTTCTTGTCGGCTTTGCGCTGTTGGACGGTTTTGGGGGTCCATTCGGTGTTGGCTGTGGTGGCCTGTGGGGCTGGCTGTGAGGCGAGTGGCGGATTGTCGTCTGGGGCTGGCATGAATGAGGCGGCGGCAATAATGGCGACTGTGGCGCCGGCGATGGTGTAGCCTGTTTTCTTGTTCATGACTGTTGTCCCCTTTCCGGGGTGTTGTTCGTTGCTGACATGATTAATCATGGTGTGGGCGGTGGCCCATGTCAAGGCTGCGCTCAACGATTGTGAGCGATACTTGTGTGGCTAGGGGTTTTATCGGCTGTACAGGGTGAGGAGGTGGCCAACATTGATGCGGCTCACATTCCAGTAGAGTTGTGTCGCCTCCGTCTGTGTGAGTGGCTTCCACTCGTCATGGCTGAACACGGTGCCATCGGATGCGATGAACGTGTTGGGGCGTAGTTTGTGGAGTTCGGCTTCCACGCTCTGCCGGTAGGCTTCGGCGAGGCCCTCAAAATCCATGTGGTCGCAGGAGAGGTTTTCGAGGCGTGTCAGGTCGAAAGGCTCAGGGCAGTCCGGGGTGGGGGTGTAGAGCTGGGTGAAGTGGTTGGCGATCTTCTGCATGGCGGGTTCCTTTTCTCGTGTGGTGGGTTGATGGTTTTTATCGTGTAGCTGCGGCGATGATGGCGTCGAGGTCGATCGTGTCGATCATGTCGTGGAGTTCCTCGGCCTCATCTGCGGTGAGTGGCTGCCAGTCCTGGGGTCCGTATATGGCGCCGTCGAGGGTGACAGTCCACAGGGGTCGGATGAGCCGGACGGCTTCCTCGACTTTGGCACGGTACAGGCGAAAGATGATAGACGTGTGGGTGTTACCTATGTCACATCCTGCCAGGTGTGCGGGGTGAAGTGGGTTGATTTCTGTCTGCCCATAGAGGCTGGTGAAGGATGGTGTGATGAGTGTGCCATCCATGAGAGTGTGCTCCTTTCGGTGGTGTATGGGTTGTTGTGGTTTCTAGAGTGTGTAGGTTGCAACCGGGAGTCAAGGCTACGCTCATTCGGATTGAGCGTTTCATGGAGGGTGTGTCGGGTGTGACAGATGTCACTGAAGCCTTTATTACCTCTCTCAGCACCTAAAATCTTCTAGGGGTAGGATTATGCAGGGTTGGCCCTTTTGATCGATTCTAGGGCCCTTCTAGGGTGTCTCAGGGGTATTTCTGGGTTATGGCGGGTGTGGCAGATGGTCTAGCGAGTCAAGGCGCCGAGATGAGACATAAGATCTATCATCTAGGTGTGTGAGATGTATCACATACTCCTGGCTTGGTGTGCACCCTCAAGACCACTCTGCCAATCTGGCGTGGAGAGTGTAGCCCAGAAATACCGTTTAAAGCCCCAGCATGGCGCCTAGGAGCGCCTTACAGGGTGGGGGCTAGGTATTTATACCCCCAGCATATTCTGATCGATTCTAGACGCCTCCAGGAGCCCGATACACGATCAGCTATCCAGACACAGATCATCAGCCCCTATCCTGGTTAGCTAAGCCTCAACTATGTGGACAGTGTGGGATGCTAAGGGGGAAGAAGGACACGGTAAAAGAAAGAGGGGGGAGCATCAGCCTTCAAGCCTTAAGGTCTTAGCGCTTAGCACCGATGGTCTTAGCAGTTAGCACCGAGCCCCTCAAGGGCTCGGCATCAGCCCCATCAGGCTCAGCCCTGAAAGGGGTACACGCCATCAGAGAAGGCTTGAGAGTACGAGGAGCCCTAGCGACGAGTACTCGAAAGCCTGAGGGAACACCCTCAGCACTGATGGGCCTAGCGTGTTCGGAAAGGACACAAGGGTACAGTGTGAGAGCTGTTCGGGAGTGAAACCTGTTCTGACTAGGGGTTTCGGTCTTAACCACCCTCAAAGGTTACAAGACTCTAAGAAAATTTAAGGAAAAGTTTAGGTTTAATTTTTGGACCTTTACTACCAAAAACACCCGTTTACACCCCTCAAACCCGCCTATAGAGCCAAATCCACCAGTTTGACTCATCCCAGGTGGGGTATGATAGGCTGGACAGGTAGCCAGCTGGACGCAAGGCCGAAATCCGCTGACGCGGCTTTCACCCTTACATCCATCAGTCTACCAAAGACTTAAAGACCTAAGGGCTTAGCGCTAAGGTGCTGATAGCTTAGCACCGAGCCCCTCAAGGGCTCGGCATCAGCCCTAAAGCCTTAAACACTTAAAGTACATATAAAACTTTAAGACCTTAACACTTAAGGTTATAAATAAACATTAAAGCTTTAAAGTCTTAAAGTAACTATAAAACCTTAACAGTTAAACACTTAAAGCTTTAAACCTTAACACCTAAGTTAAGTATAAAACCTTAAAGGCTAAGTACTTAAGGATATAAACTTCACATCAGTGTTTAAGATTTAAAGACTTAAAGTAACTATAAGACTTTAAAAACCTTAAGTACTTAAAGTTAACCATCAGTCTTAAACTTTAATATTATAACCTATAAGTCTTAAAGCTTATAGGTATAATAATATAATATAAGTATTAAAGCTTATAAGTTATAAAAGTTTTTAGAAGAGTTAAAGGGTTAACTTCTTTACTTCTCTTCTCTCTTTGGTTCTTTCTCTCTTCTCTTC